GACGCCTCCCTCGGCGGTCCCCGCTCCATAAGCTGCACCATATGCAGCACCCTCTTTAGCCCCGGCCACACTCCGAGCACCCAGCCCACGACCAGCAGCAGCGGAAAGAGCGCCCCGGACGCCCACACGTGCCAGGCCTCCAGGCAAAGCAACGCCGCCCCCAAACTCGCCGACGCCAAACGCAATAGGATTAGCCTCTTTCGCGGCGGCGTTACGAGCACGTGGGATTTTGACTGACTCGTCATACAACTCCCCGAACGAGCGGCTGTCGCCCGTCAGCTTGTTGTAGAGCGCGCGCGCGCCGCCTTCAATCTCGTCGCCGAAGCCGAGCGTCAATCCCTGTGAAGCGCCGAGCACGCCCGACATGAGCGCGCCGGGAGCGTCGGGCTTCGGAGCGTCCATCGGCTCCATCCCGGCCGCTTGCCTCATCACGCGTTCGACCGTCGCCGCGTCGGTGCCTGCCGGAAACTGGATTGTAACGTTGTTCGGGCCTTGGACAGTGATGGTCATTGTCCGCCCCTTGTCAGCCTGTCAATTCGGCTATTGAGGATGCGAATCTGATCTGCGCTCAGCTGGCCTCGAGCCGCGTCGTATTTTTCGACGAACGCCATCGGGTGCATATTGCTCAGATCGGCCTCGAATTGCCGATTGAACATCGTCTGACCCATTGCGCTGCGGTCCTGCTGCTGCTGACGAGCCGCGTTAATCTCGGCCTGACGCGCCGCTTCCGCCTGCTGCCGCCGCTGGCGTGCGGCCTGGGCTCGGCCGGCCGGAGTGCTCGTGTCGATCGGCGGTTGCTCCGGTGCTTGCGTCTGCGGTCCGTCGATCCGCTGGAGCCCTTGCGGCGTCCATCGGTAGGTTCCGCCTTCGGCGAGCGGAGCGGCTTGCGCTGGCGCGGCTTCCTGCTGTGCGCCTTGGCCGCCTTGCGGGGCCTGTCCGCGCCGCGCGTCTCCAGCGCCGGTTTTTTGCTTCCACAGCGCCAGCGGGTCGGGCAGCTGCTGCAGCATTCGATCGCCCTCGCGGCGGTCAATGTCGCCGTTGAGCACGCGCGCCGCGATTTCGCGCTTGGCCAAGGCGTGCTGCGCGAACACCTCGAACTGATCCATAATGAGCTTGCGGCCTTCGCTGGTCTGCGCCAGCTGCGGCAAGCTTGCGAGATACTGCTTGAACTCGAAGTCGGACGTCGCGCCGCTGCCCGGCGGACGCATGTTCGGCGCGAGCCGCGACACGACCGCCGTAAAGGCTTCGATCTGGCTCATGTTCGTGATGTCGATGCCGAGCGTGCGCGCGTAAGGGCCGAGCGTGCGCGTGAGCGTGTTCTGAATGCTCGGATCGCCAACGCGGCCCGACAGCTGCCGCAGCGTCTCCATGTCGACCGCGCTGCGTTCAGCAAGATCGCCGGCTTCGACGTGCTTGGTGTAGCGCTCAACCTGCGCCTTCGCTGACTCGTCGGCAAACTTCTTGTCGCCGCCTGCTCCAGCCGCCGGTTGGATGATGCGCACGCCGCCCGGTTGCGTCGGGTCGGGCACGTAGAGGTATTCGTCCTCCTTCGCCTTGCCGACCTTGGCCGCCTCAATTTGCTTCTGGCGCATTTGGATTTCGAAGGGGTGGAGCTCGCTCGCGCGCTGCTCGGCCGCCGCAGCCGCGCCGGTCTGCGTCCGCATCTGCGACATGCGCAGCGGGTGGAGCTCGGCGCCCTGCTTGGTCTCTTGCTCCAGTGCGGCAAGCCGCGCCTTGGCGTAGGGCGTGTTCTGCTCGGCCTGCTGCTGGGCAAGCTGGAACGCGAACGGCCGCCCGAGCGGATTGCTCAGCAGCGTCGGGATGTCGTACTTGCCGTTTTGCATCGACTGCGCGAGGTGGGCGCTCATGTCCTTTTCGGACTGCCGCGCCTGAGCCTGATGCATGCCGCCGACGCCCGCTTGCAGCACGCGCGCGAGCCCTTGCGTCCAGTGCTGGACGGGCTCGGCCGACATGCCCGAGGTCATGAGTTGCTGCGCAAGCTTGCGCTGCTGCGCGACGTCGTCCTGGCTCGCGCCGCCGTACATGGTGGTGGTCGTCGCCATCGCCTATCAGCCTCAGTTGAACCCGACAGTGTAGGGGCTATCGGTTGAGCCGCCGCCGCCGAGAGCGCCAAACCGGCCGAGCGCCCGTGAACCAAGCCAGCCGCCGAGCGACCCTCCGCCCGTCATCGGGGCCGCCAGGATCGAGCCGCCGATGCCGGCGAGCCCGCCCATCATGGCGTTCTGCTGCTGCATCTGCTGCTTGTAGAGCTCCATCTGGTCGGCTTGATTGGCTCGCGACAGACCCGCCACGTCGACGTTGCCGACGTTGACGGAGTTGTACCCAGCAGCGCCCGTGAGACGTAGCCGCGCCGCCCATGCCGGAAAGGCCCATCTGTCCGAGCCGGCCGTAAAGGTCGCCCTGTAGCCCGAGGCCCTGGTTGCGGACGCCCGCGATCGCTTGGTCCTGCCCGAACGCCTGACCCGCGCGCTGCATACCGAGCCCCATGAGCCCGGCCGACTCGTTGAACCCCTGCTGGCGCCCCTGCAGGCCCTGATTGAACATCTGCCCCTGCAGGCCGGTGACGAGGTTGTTCCGGGCCTCGTTCTGCTGCAGCGCGAGGTCGTTCGACGCCGTGCGGTAGGCTTCTGACGTCGGGTCGAGGCCCTGGTTGCGCAGGCGGTTTTCCATCGCCGCGCGCTGGCGCTCCATCCGGGGCTCCAGATTGGCGCTGGCGTACTCGTAGGCCCGGTCAAATGCGCCGTTGCTGTCCTGGCCCGGCCCCGCAAACTCGCTTTGCAGCCGGCCAGCGCCTTGCGCGGCAAGGCCCTCGGGATCGTTCAGCGTGCGCGCCAGCGTGCCGGGTGTCTGTTCGGCGACGCCCGCGAGCCCCCCGGCCGCTTGTGCCCAGGCGTCGCGGCCCCTGTTGCGCATCGCCATCTCGTCGGCGTTCAAGCTCGTCGTCTGCGCGCCGCTCGTCGGGTCGTAGGTGACGCTGCCGAAGGGGCCATATTGATTGATGCGGTTGTAGCGCGCCTGATCAGCCGCGTTGCGCGCGTTCTGCTCGTTCTGTGCGTTCTGCACCCGCCCGACGTCGAGCGGGGCCGGTGCGCGCGGCGAACTCATCAGTGAGCCCATTTGATCCACCTGCAATCTGGGGCTGTCATTCCGAACACCAGCGCATCGTCGCCGGGGCCGTAGTAATGACGCGCGACGCCCTCGAACTTGAACCCAAACTTCGGAGCTGCGCGCTTGACTGTCTTGTTGCGTTTGGTCGTGCGAACCTCAAGGCGCCACAGCCCTAGCTGCCGGAACACGAAATGGAACATCCCCTTGACCGTGCTCGGCGTGACCGTGCCGTAGACGTGAAGCTCCGCCGTGGTGTCCGAGCGGCCCGTGAAGACGAACACGCCGCGCAAATGGCCGTCGTTGTCCGCGATGCCGAGCAGCGCGCGCGGGCGATGCGGTACGGCGAGGCCGAACGCGACGCGCAGCCAGTCCTCGATCGCTTCGTCGCCAGTTACGAGGATCACAAGTGCCCTCCCGGCTCGGCCAGGATCACGAACCCCTGCAACCTCATGATCTCGTCGCTGGTGCCGCCGGAGCCCCAGCTTGACGAGCCCCAAATCGAAAATCCCCAGTTCGACGACCCGCTGTCGACGCCGGTCTGCGCCTGGAATTTGATGCTGCCGAAGGTGCCGATGGCCGCGATGTTGGCCCAGTCGTTGATCTCGGTCTGCTCGGCCCCGAACGTCGCGCTGTCCCAGACCGAGGAGTCCCACGTCGCCCCCGATGGCGCGACGGCCGCGGCCAATGTCGAAAGCGCCGACGTTTCGACGAAATCGACCGACACGCCGAGGGCTGGCCGATTGGTGACCGTCGCCGTAATCAGCGGCTTCATCATCGTGAACCGCTTGACCGTCGCGCGGCCCATGGCCGAGTACGCGGTCTGGCCTACGGCGGTGATGGGGTACTCGAGGTCGGCGCGCCCAGCGTCGGCGCGGTAGACGTCGCCGTCGTGGCCGGAGAAATATAAGTTGTCGCCAAACACGACCCATGTGTTGGCGTTGTGCCCGTCGTATTCACACCACGCTTTGGTAAGCGTGTTCATTACGTATTGCTTGGCGGTCGCGTTCTCCGACGTCGGCACATTGACGATCAGCCGGGTTCCGCGCGGATAGACCTCGCACTCCCAGCCGAACAGCGACCCGTAGCTCTGCGCCGCCGTGTTGAAGGCATTCGAGATGCGTTCGCTAATCGCCACCCGCTTCGCCTGGCTCTCGTCGACCGACAAGAGGCTCGAAAGCGGGAACAGGCCCTCGACCGTGAGCAGAAGCACGTCGCCGCCGTGGCGACGCCAGCACCTGCGCCCGATCGGCTGCGGCACGTCGAACACGCCGACCAGCGCCCAGGTGTCGGCCGAGGCCGGGTCGGTGCCGGCGTAGACCGCAAGCTGTCCGCGGCTCGAGATCGCGACGAGGTAGTCGTCAGAGCCCGAGCCGCCGTCACGCGTCCACGAGGCGATGGCGAGCAGGTGTCCGCCGCGGGAGAATAGGCTGCCGAACTGAAACTCGGTCGCCGCGCCCGCGATGGCGTCGGTCGCGAGATAGGCGCCTTTGGTGCTGTCCTTCATCGTGAACCACAGTCGCTTCTTGTGGCTCGTGACGTGGATCGCGTCGGCCGCGGTGATGCCGGTGATGGTCGGCGCCGCCCAGCTCGTGCCGTTGTAGTGCAGCGGCGCGTCCGTGCCGTTGACGAGGAAGAGAAACGCGCCGGCACTGGTCGTGTGATTGCACCACTGCCAGCGGTCCTCGGCGCCGTTGTTGTAGTAGGCGGGCGTCGCCGATTGCTGCGCCGTAACGTCCCAGATCGCGCCACCCGCCGCCGCGAACATTTTACCGCTCGCCGGCCCTTGCCAGACCGCGAGCGTCTCGACCGGGGGCTCGTCGAGCTTGTAGACGGTGATCGTGCCCGATCCGTTTGACGTGATGTTGACCGCAGCACCGCCCGCCGTGAGCGCCAGCTTGAACGTGTTCGTCGCCGAGTCGCGGATGAAATAGCCCAACGTCTGCGACAGCCCTCCCGGCATCGTCGTCGAGGCGTAGATTTTGACCTCGGTACCGTCGGCGAGCCCGTGCGCATTGCTCGTCAGCGTGTCGGTGCCGGTGTCGATCGACGAGACCGGCTTGGGCGACGATCCAATGTCGAACGAATGGATACGATAGCCGCGCCGGACCTCGACGAAGCCGGGCTGCGGGAACCAATTTTTGAGCTGCACCGCGCGGTTCTCGGGCATCGACGCGAGCGCCGACGAAGCGTCCCAGCCCTCGACGGGAGCCGTGAGCGCCTTCGAGATGACCGTTTGGCGGCGTTGGGGGTTGCGGCGGGCCGGCTGTCGCAGCGCGAGCATCAGGTCAAATTCCAGCTGCCGTCAGGGGCCTGAGGCGCGAACGGTCGGCGCCGATCGGGGCTGCCGCCCATGTAGAGCGTGCGCGCGCCACCGTCGCGGCCCATCAGCTGCGCGACGTGGAGCTCGTATTGCTGAAACGTTTCGGCGTAGTCGAGGCCGCGCGAACGCAGGTACCGCCAAGCGATGCCGAGCCGCATTGCTTCCTCGTCGAGAAAGGTAATGTCGGTGTCAGACACCCACTCCGCTTGATCGGGTACGGTGTCGGCTGCGCCAGCGCACCAGCTTTTGCTCACGTACTCATAGGCCATCGTCTGGCCAGCAGCAGGCGTCGGTAGGATCAGGATGGAGTCGCCGCGAAACCGAAACGCCTCGTAAACGATCGACGTCAGGCGACCTTTATAGTCCGCGTATTCCTGGGCCGTCAGCGGTCCCGTGACGAGCCTCGTGGCTGTC